GTTCGCCACTTGCCGCCAAGATGACGCATTGTTCACCTTGTGTTGGCGGCGACCATGTTTTTGTCGTGCCTGATCGCAAAGTGATGAATGGGATGAAATCCGTCAAGATTTCACCGCACTTTACCCGTGCTTTTGCTTGTGCATAATCGACTTCGGCAATTAAACCAAAGCGGATAATGCTTTCAATTCTGCGGTTGTTATCGGCTGACATGGGCGGATTTCTACTTGTAATAATTGCCCCTATTTTTGGTGAGTTTGTTTAATTTTGCGAGTGTGTGGAAGTGTGAAAAACAGGGTAACAAAAAAGCAAGTCAGGCGACTTGCTTATTCTGTTCGATCAATGATTGGGTTGGGTGTGTCCCATTCGCGTGGGAATGGTTCGTGTTGTGGGGAAAAAGCGATAATCACAATATGTTCATCTGATATTTTTTGATAATGAATTACAGGCCCTGATGTTTCACCGTCCAAATTCATTTTTAGCCCACTCATAGGGCTATATCTAGATCCTTTATTGTAAGGGCCACAGTGATAATGCCATATTTCGTTTTGTTGATAAACTTCTGTATTTGGAATGTCATTGAGATTATCATCAAGCCAAGATGGTTTATTTTTACCCCTTAATCGTTTCCCTTGTTCAATGGATTGCATAAAATCAAAGATAAGCTGCAATTCGTCATCTGACATGGCTTGAATGTCTTTAAAAAAGGGCGTGTTTAAACGCCCTTCTTGAAATTTTTTCGATAACTCAATCTTCATTTGTTATCCTACATCATCATTGCTTTTTTGAAATCATCAAAAGAATGTGACGATTTGTAGGTGTATCCAGCATCTTCAGGTGTACGATAAACGCGTGATAAAACTACTTTATCTGATTCTTGTTTGTATTTTTCTGACTTCATCATATTGCAAAGTGTATGCATTTTATTGCTGAATGATTGTAGCGTTGTTGATAATTCTGGAGATTTATTATTAGCCATAATATTGTTAGCTAGATCATCATATTTGTTAATTTTGCTTTCTAGTCTTAGAACGTCATCTAAATCAATATAGCTTAATGATTCTGCCGTGATTGACGCAATAACAAAATCAGTGATAGCAGAAACAGCTGTCACCATATCAATAATCTTTTCTATTTCTTGTTGGTTGATTGATTTGTTTTCATTTGTTTGGACACTGAAAATATTAACTGTGTGTGTAGTGTGCCGAACAGGATGATTTATCGCCAATGGTGCAATAAATAACGCAGACATTGCCGCAGTTTTTAATTGCTTAAAAATTGGCGCAAAACTTTCAAAAATAGGATTTAATGATAGATTTGTCATAAGTCACCAAAGAATAAAAGTTTGCGAAGTTTACAACTTTTTAAAGAAATATAAAACTATTTTCTACAATGTGCAACAAAAAAGGGCTTTCACCCTTTTATTT